GGTGGTAACGTTGCATCTGGAAGAAAGCCAATCGTAGTGGGTGAAAGAGGGCCAGAACTATTCTTGCCAGGCAGAGCAGGTGAAGTAATATCAAATGAAGAATTAAATACTACAAGAGGTGAAGGAGACTTAACAGTTAACTTTAACTTAAACGCAATCGACACACAAACAGGAACAGAGTTCTTGTTAGAGAATAAACGAGTAATTACAAGTGTAGTCCAAGATGCATTCAGACGTAGAGCATCAGCAGGCCCACTTGGATAAGGAGAAATAATGAGTGGATATAATTTAAGACATTATGCACAAACATTTAACGATAGCAATAAAGCAAATGGTTCATCTACTGCGATACTAAACAAGTATCCTTTCATTTGCTCACGTGAAGCGTTATACGCCGCACTTAACACAGCAAACAAGTCAGGTGCATTTACTGCCCAACGTAATCCAAACGGATACACAGTAACACAAATGACTGATAAGATTATCGCCGCGTGGGACAATATTATGTTCTACGATTGGGATAATACAACAAATACAATCGATGGTGGCAACTATGGTTATGTTTTACCAAGAGCCCTAGCAGGTGGTATTATCAATGGATCAAAATGGGATGATCCAGGCTTTTGGAGTTTTGAAGATAGATACTTTGTTCCATACAGAGGAACAGGAACACCAGCAACTGGAACACTAACAGCAGAAGACATTCGTAGTAATGCAGATATTATATTATTACCATCAAAAGTTTATACTATTAATACAACACAATATCAACAAAAGCCATTTTGGGGATTAGATGATAGAGGGTATATAGAAACAGTTTCAAGCAATACATATGTAAAAATTGCTCAAAATAATTATGGTAATGAAGCAGATGTTGATAGTGACAAACGAGTTAAACATAACTGCACTTCCTGGTGCAACACACGATGATCCAAGTAATCTAATAAGCACAACAAGATTAAATCCGCAACTGTTAACATTGTATGACTATAATTTTTATCACGATGACTTAAATGTTAATGGAACACAATTTGATTATAATAATGCATACACTGGACACGATAATATAGAAACATCAACTAAATGGTTTGATTTGCGAGCGGCTAAGTTCTCAGTCACAACATCTGGTGGTGCAGTTACAGCCATTACACCAGTGCAAAGACCTGATGGTGATGGTGTTCAGCGAACAGGTGGTTGGGGATATTCAGCAACCGATAATGATTATCAAGAGTTGTATTTTATAGATAAAATTACACAAGCATCAACAAATATCCCAGCAAGAGTTTTATTCAGAACAAACACAGATTCAGATGTATCTGGTGGAGATAAAAAAGCAACTGTTGATATTACAGATGCAGATAGTGAGTTTTATGGTGGTGTTGGTCAAACATCAAGTTACGTTGATACAGCATATGCAGTATTTGGTTTAGGTAATCAAGGTGAAAATGTAGATCCAAGTGTTGATACATCAACTTCGTTTTCAACGAGAAACTGGCCAGGTGGTTATGATGCAAATGCTATAGATCCATCAATAGTTCGTATTACACACGAAAGACCTGTATTGTCAGCAACATCAAGAAGTTTGAAAACATCTACAGTTGGAACAGGTGCACACAGATTACTGTTTGAGTTTGAGTATCCGCCAATGGATACTGCCGTAGGTGAAAGATTTATTAGAGCATTTGAAGAATATAAAGGTGCAACACAATCAATACAACTTTATATTCCTAATATGGCTATATCACATTGGGAAGGATATGTAGGAGAAAACTTTACAAGTAATACAAATACTTGGTCATACAATCAACCAGTAACTACAGGTGCATTAGGATCAGATACAATAACTATTGGTGGTCATATTCCTGGAGCAGGTGGTGTTCCAAATGGCACATATTTTACTACAAATAACAATGATAAGATTTACAAAACTATTGACAGTTCTGGAAATGCAGATGACTATGGCAAAATAACATATCAGATTGAACCGCCATTAATAAGAAATCAAGCAGGTGCATTTCTTCGTTCAAACTCAAAATATCTAAATAGTCGTAACTCAGATGGATCATTAGACCTTAGAACAAAGTATTTCTTAGTTAATGTGTTCTTAGTAGATTCTAATTTAGATTATACAATCGATGCCGCAGGACATTACAGAATGTCATTCAAATTTAGGGAAAATATCTAATGTCTAGAGGCGTAGCATCAGCAACAGCCACAGAACTTGCAACTAAAAACTTTAACTTAGTAAACTTGTTAGAGTTTCAGATTGTAAGTGGTTCTCACGTTTTTTTAACAGATGCACCAGTGGATATAACTTACA